CACCGACTGAAACACCGACTGAAACGCCAACAGCTACACCGACTGAAACACCGACTGAAACACCAACAGCTACACCGACTGAAACACCGACTGAAACGCCAACAGCTACACTGACTGAAACACCGACTGAAACACCGACTGAAACGCCAACAGCTACACCGACTGAAACGCCAACAGCTACACCGACTGAAACACCGACTGAAACGCCAACAGCTACACCGACTGAAACACCGACTGAAACACCAACAGCTACACCGACTGAAACACCGACTGAAACGCCAACAGCTACACCGACTTTACCTGATGAAGGATTTTTGTTACAAGAGGATTATTTCATGATATTACAGGAGGACGGTTTCGGAATTTACATCGAGCCATTACAATTAACACCAACGGCAACACCAACAGTAACCCCAACACCATCAACAACACCGTCGTTGGTGACTTCAGGTCTAATTATACAGTTAGATGCATATACTTCGGAAAGTTACCCTGGTAGTGGAACTACTGTTGTAAACATGGTAACTCCAGGAACTTATGATCACACTCTTAATGGTGCAACATTTACAACACTGAATACTATCAAGTGTTTTGATTGTACGGCAGGTACTCAAAGGGTTGTTGTAAATGGAACTGGTCCTACATTACCCACCACAGGATACACATATATTACTTGGGCTAGATTAGAACCTAATCCAACATACTTTAGGACATTACTTTATACAAACTCACCCAAATATACACCAATTACAGTCCCTAATGGAACAGATACATTAGGATATTGGGATATCGCGTTCAGAAGTTCAGGATATGATTTATCAGGACAAACTAGTGTTTGGGTTCAATATGCGGTAGTGGGGACAAACTCGTCTCAAAGATTCTATATAAATGGTTCCGAGGTTGGAAGTCCAATTGCCTTTGGTGCGGGTGGAACAACGCATTGGGGTTGGGGTAATAATGATATTGTTCCTCAGGCTTGGGGATATGTTGCTAACATGTATTTCTACAATAGACAATTATCACTTTCTGAAATCACACAACAATATAATTTCTTGTTACCAAGATTCGTATAAACATATTTATAAAATAAAAACTAATGCCTAATTTACCAATATCACAATTGCCCGAATTAACAGCAATGACACCAAATGCGGAATTTGCTGTTACTCAAAATGGTACAACATATAGAGTTAAAAACAGCACATTAGCTCCATTCCCAACAGTTTATGGGTTATTTTCACAAACAGGAAACAGTGTCATAGTAAGTGCTACAACTGTCGAAACAACATTAATAGGTGGTGGTGTTGGAACTTTATCTGTTCCGGCAAATGGGTTTTCCGTTGGTGATAGTTTCAGAGCTGACTTTGCCGGTGTTTTTACCTGTGCTAATAATCAGACTATTAGGCTTAGAATAAAAGACGGATCTTTTATTTTAGCTGATAGCGGATTGCAACCAATAACAAATATAACTAACGCTGTTTGGTCTTTATCTATAAACTTTACTATTAGGCAAGTGGGTGTTGCTGGTGTCGCATCTATTGTCACATTAGGCACATTCAGATATTCTAAGACAGTAAATGGAACAATTGAAGGATTTTCTTTTAATGATGTAAATAATACAACCTTTGATACTACATTGAGTAATACTTTAGGTGTTACGGTTCAATGGGGTAGTGATAATGCAGGAAATAATATTTTCAGTGATATTTTTGTTTTAAACAAGATTTATTAAGAATAAGTTTAAGCTACAAAGTTTATTCTTTTTTATTTAAAAAATATAGCTAATGTGCTATATTTTGTATTATGAAAATTTTTATACAGGTAGCCTCATATCGTGATCCACAATTAATACTAACAATTAAAAGTGCTATTGAAAACGCTAAGTCCCCCGAAAACTTAGTTTTTTCTATTGCCAGGCAATTTCATCCTGATGATAAATTTGATGATTTATCAGAATACAAAAATGATGATAGGTTTAAAATTTTAAGCATACCATATGATGAAACGAAAGGGGTTTGTTGGGCCAGAAACTTGACTCAGCAACAATATGACGGTGAAAAATACACTCTACAGATAGATTCACATATGAGGTTTGCCCAAAATTGGGACGAAATTCTGATTGAAATGTTAGAAGACCTTATTTCTGATGGATATAAAAAGCCATTACTAACAACATATGTTCCATCATTTGATCCTGATAACGATCCTGGCGGTAGGGTAAATTCTCCTTGGAGAATGTCTTTTGATAGGTTTATCCCTGAAGGTGCCATTTTTTTCTTGCCTGAGACAATACCTAATTTTGAAAAATTAACAAAACCAGTTCCGGCTAGGTTTTATTCCGCTCATTTTTGTTTTACTTTAGGCCAATTCGCTGTTGAGGTTCAACATGACCCAAGATTTTATTTTCACGGTGAAGAAATATCTATCGCGGTTAGGGCTTTTACTCATGGTTATGATTTATTTCATCCACACAAAATTGTTATGTGGCATGAATATACTAGAAAGGGTAGGACTAAGCAATGGGATGACGATAAAACTTGGGGGGAAAAAAACAAAAACTCACACCTGTTAAACAGAAAATTGTTTAGTATGGATGGCGAAAAATATGATGAAGATCTATTTAGAGAGTTTGGTTTTGGTACGCAAAGAACATTAAGAGATTATGAAAAATATGCAGGTATATTGTTTGAAAAACGAGCAGTCCAGCAAGAAACTTTGGATAAAAGATATCCTCCAAACACATACAACTATAACTCAGAAGAAGAATGGAAAGATTCTTTTGCTAGCATATTTAAACATTGCATTGATCTATATAAAGATAGTGTACCTTATAAGGATTATGACTTTTGGGTTGTTGCATTTCATGACGACGATGGTAATACAATTATTAGGTTAGATGCAAACAAAGATGAGGTTACTAGAATAATGTCAAGTAAAGATAATTTTTACAAAATATGGCGTGAATTTCCAACGACACATAAACCTGCTTATTGGGTCGTATGGCCGCATTCTGAATCAAAAGGATGGTGTGAAAAAATAGAAGGTCGTTTATGAATTTAACTGTAGTAATTTGCCACTATAAAGAAAATTTAGACTGGGTTGAAAGATTAGTTCATAACCATGTTGTATATAATAAAAATCAAGAAAAAAGAGATTATTTTAAATATAATCTGGATAATTACGGATTTGACACTATTGCTTATATAACATACGTGGTTGATAACTATGATAGTTTGCCGGACTATATTTGTTTCTCGCAAGATAACCCATTTTATCACTGTGGTAACTTTTTAGAAAAAGTAAATAATTTTGATTTTAAAACAGAATACCTCCCTCTTGGGGCCACATATTTTAGAGATAATGCACAAATAATTGACAAATCAATCAATTACGCAAAAGAAATTGGTTTAGAAATAACACTGCCTATAAAATTTATAAACTCAGCACAATGTATTGTTAGCAAAAATTTAATTTTAAAAAACGATTTAGAATTGTATAAAAAAATATTAAATTCTTACCATAAAAATAAGGTGATAACTGATCTAAATTACACGATAGAATATCTGTGGCCATCAATCTTTCACTTTAATAATGAATTAAATATATCGTTAACAAATTGCCAATGAAAAAAGCATTAATAGGTTTATCTAATAATATAGAAAATAACTTTCAAAAAATAAAAAATTGGGCTTTAAGCTTTAAAGAACACTCTGATGCTGACATAATTTTATTATGTGCAAATTCAACAAATGATGACTTGCAAAAAGTCTTAAATTTAGGGGTAATAGCTATTCCCGTAGTAATAGAAGACACTTGGTTCATAAACCATAAAAGATTAATAAAAACTGCTGAATATATTAGAGATTGCAAATATGAATTAATCTTAATAACAGATGTTTTTGATGTTATTTTTCAATCAGATCCTTTTTCTAGATTAGATACATCTTACGATATCTTTGTTGGAGGCGAAGGAATACTTGTTAGTGACGAACCTTGGAACTCTGATAATATCAATAAGTTATTTCCTCAGGATTATGCCAAATGTACAAATACTGAAATTATTTGTTCAGGAGTTATCGCCGGTAAAAAAGAACCTTTGGTTGATTTGTTAATGAATATGTATGAGTTGTGCGAAAATTCATCAAATAATCACAATATAAAAGACCAGGCAGCACTAATTGTTTTGTTCTCTAAAAATCTAATTCCAAACATTAAGCTGATGACTCTAAATGATTGTTGGGCTGTTCATTGTGCTGTCGCCGGACCTACTCAATTTTTCGAAGCTTGGGGCTTTAAACAAAAATTAAGATATAAAATTCCTCATCTTAAAGACGGTAAAATTTATTCTGACGAAAAAACGTTTGATATTGTTCACCAATTTAATAGGATCCCAGAATGGAATGAAATATTAACTAAAAAATATGAATAATACTTGTTACGGTGCTTGCTTTACACCTGAGACATATAAAGCTTACATTGATTGGTGGAGTAATTTCCCAAAAGAAAAAAAATTAAATATTATCTTAGATAATTCTAGACTGCAAAATATAGAATATGAGTCTTTTCAATATACCGAAAATGATATAAGGTATAACTTTAATTTTAAGCACGGTGTTAGTCGTGGCCACTACTGGAATCATCATGGTAATCGCAATATCATTTGGTTTTATGCTTATTTAAGGATGATTAACTTTTATATTAAGAATAAAGATTATGATTATTATTGGTTTTTTGATGATGACGTATACTGTAACAACTGGGATTTATTTCTTTCCGGGTTTGAAAATGACAATACTGACTTCTTGAGCTATTTTCTCTTTAAAAACAAAGATGTTTTAGCATACAATAATGTACCTATGGTAGATAATAAAATGCATTCAGGGGGAGACTGGTTTTCTAGGTTTCCTGGGCATACAGATACATTAGAACCAAATAGCACACAATTATTCGGATCTTTTTTTGCTATTATTAGATTTTCTAATAAGGCATTAGAACATATTGTTAATTTAACAGAAAAAGATTATTTTGGTTACGGTGAAGGCTTTGTTCCAACATCATTAGCGAATGTCAATATGTCTATGGGATCCATATTTAATCCTGATAATACATCAAATTATTTTGATGTTAATAAAGTAAATGTAACACATAAAAATCAAAAAATAACTTGGGAATGGCTATGAATAAACCTGTAATTGTTACAGCATTATATGATATTGGAAGAGATAACTGGGATAATTTTAAAATGTCTTACCATACGTACTGTTGGTGGATGCGTAATACATTATCCATCGATAATAATATAGTTATATATACAGAAGAAAAATTTGTAAATGATATCGAAACGTATAGAAAAGAGTTTGACCCACAATTAGTAAAAACTAAAATTATTGTAAATGATTTAAAAGATCTTGATGCGTATGTAATTCACTACAATAAATTAAATGCATTAATGAATGATTCATTGTTCAAATCTAAAGTTAGCTTTCCAGATGTACCTGAAATGTGTAAGCCATTATATAATATTATAATGTTCAATAAGATATATTTTATACATGAGGCAATAAAAAATAATTATTTCGAAAATGATTGTGTTATATGGGCCGATGCTGGGGGATTAAGAGAGGATGTTGATCATTATAGAGGTAGTAATTGGCCTAACTTAGATAAGTTATCTAATATGCCTGAAAAAATAATATTTTTTAGTCATAATAACGATTTCACAATACATGATAAAGAATTTTATTCTATGTCTCAAATACGTAATTTACAAGGCACTTGTTTTATTGTGCCATCAAAATATATATCATTTCTAATAGAAGAGTTTAATAAAGCTGTTGAATCGTCTATTTTATCTGGATTTATTGGTAGTGATGAAAAAATGTTCGATATTTGCTACATAGAAAATAAAGATATGTTTTATCTTATAAAATCTTCATGGCGAGAATATTTTGATATTTTAAAATAAAAACGTATGATATTTATATCATATGGAATTTTTTATAAAAAAAAATGCGACATTACCATTATTAGTCATGCAAGTTATTAAGCATGACAAATATGACCATGATGAATTTATGAATATGATTGAAACGTCAACCATATTATTCACAATGGTGAATGTCGACACAGGCGTGCCCAAGATATCATCAAAGGCAGCTAGTTTTGTTTCAAAGACCAACGTTGATAATAATTCACCTATAGAATATTATATATATTATAAATTTAATAAAAAAGAAACCAGTAAAATTGGCCGATATGAAGGTCAATTTTTATTAAAAAATTCTAATGGAGAATTAATTGTACCAATAAGCGATAAATTATTTATAAATATACAAGATAGTTTTATAACAGATAATCCATGTTGTTAGTATTTTATTACTATTTATGATATTTATATTAAAAAAACAATAGAAACGAAATGGCAAATTCTCGTAAATATTCACTAACAAATACAGGTTCAACTCTTTTATACTTTAGTTATGTTAGAAGCTCAGATCAAATGGTGTTTGATCAAGTATGCCTTAATCCTGGCGAAACTAAAAACATTTGGTTTATTGATAATACATTTAAAACTGCAAATCAATTAAGTGATTTTGTCATTGTTGATTACGGACCTTTCCCGACAACGCCAACACCAACGGTCAGTCCAACTCCAACAGCGACACCAACGGCAACGCCAACACCAACGGTTAGTCCAACTCCAACAGCAACACCAACGGAAACGCCAACACCAACGGTCAGTCCAACTCCAACAGCTACGCCTACGGAAACTCCAACAGCTACGCCTACAGAAACTCCAACAGCTACGCCTACGGAAACTCCAACAGCTACGCCTACGGAAACTCCAACAGCTACGCCTACAGGAACTCCAACACCAACACCTACACCAACGCCATAATTTTTATGGCATAAAAAATAAAAAAAAAGAATTGGCTAGTGTCAATTCTTTTTTTTTATATATTTATTTGTTATGAAATTACTTAATATTTTAAATACTCTGTTATTAGAAGACGCTAGTAAAACTAAACCTGGTGATGTTACCATAGAGGTTACTTTTACTGAACACCAGAGTGTTGATCGTCAAGGTGTTATTAGTTATAATGAAATCTTACAAAAAGCCAAGTTAAATAAAGATAAAGTTGAAAGAATAGAAATTAGGCCCGGTATTTATGATACTAGAAAATTATTACCAAGTAAAGCCGGTGTACCTAATAATAAGTTAAAAGAAATTATTTTAGATAATGAGGAAGAATTCGCTAGACAGTATTTAAGATTTACTGTTGGTAGAGATAAGATCATACCAAAAGACAGATACATTAAATTTTATTGTGTGTATTATGACAAAAATTTAGAGTTATTTTTAGATTTTATAGTTAGATTTGTGGCTAAAAATCATGAAAGAACTGATATTGTGGCTGAAATTATAACTTCAGCTTTCTCATATTCTGGTACATATTTTGATCATCGTAGAACATTCGAAGGGGCTGACGTTTATTATTTGATAAATAGAAATGAGACAATGAATAACTATACTAGATTTAAATTCCCAAATCAGATAAACCCAAAAACAACCATAAAAATAGCCTCATCTTGACAATACAGACCTATTCAATTATTGATTTACGGTTATTAACCGTTTAAACTATTAATTATGGTCAGTCAAGAAGATGTTAAGAAATTTTTGGAAGGAAATGATGATGAAGAATTTATTGTATCAGTAGAATTTGACTATAAAACAAATTCAATTTACAAAATTAAGGAAGATCCTAAAAAAGGTAAAATTGTTGTAAAAGATAGTTTTGTACCTTTTGCTTGGGTTGGCAATTTAAAAAACGCTAATTTCTATAAATCTTCAAAAGAAGAACAGAAAAAAGCAATTTCTGAGCATGGTATTATAATTGAAAAGCTAAGAACGGATAACGAGCCTAGATTGGAATCCGGACTAAAGTATATTGTAAAATCTACTAAGGGATATAGGCATCTAATTCAATTCTTTAAAGAGGGCGGGATAAACCCCTGGAAAAGTGACGAAGTTATGATGTTATCTGCTGAAGAGCAGTATTTGATTTCAAAGGAAAAAAGGCTATTTAAAGGATTCGAGGAATATGAAGATGTGACCAGGTTGGTATTTGACTTGGAAACTACCGCATTGGAACCAAAAGATGGTCGTATATTCATGATAGGTATAAAAACCAATAAAGGGTTTAAAAAAGTTATTGAATGTTCTGATGAAGCTAGTGAGAAAAATGGTATAATTGAATTTTTCAATATTATAGACGAAATTAAACCTTCTATTATTGGTGGATATTACTCATCAAACTTTGACTGGAAATGGATTGTAGAAAGAGCTAAAATACTAGGTGTTAGTATTAAACAATCTTGTCGGGCATTACATCCAGATATGACATTATCTGTCAGCGAAAAAAACCTCAAATTGGGTAATGAAATCGAACCTTATAACCAATATACCTTATGGGGTTACAGTATAATTGATATTAACCATTCGGTAAGAAGGGCACAAGCTATTAATTCAGATATTAAAAGTTCTGGTCTTAAATATATTACAAAATATATTGATGCTGAAGCAAAAGATCGTGTCTACATTAATCATGAAGATATTGGTAGGATATATAATGAGAAAAAAGAATATTGGCTAAATACTACAAATGGTAACTATAAACTAGTTGGTGATCCTAAGTATCAGGATTTAGATATAAAGTTTCCTGGTGTTTATGTTAAAGTCACTGGTGATAATTTGGTTGAGAGATATCTTGATGACGACTTGGAAGAAACATTGTTGGTCGATGATGAATTTAGTCAAGCATCATTTTTGCTTGCAAAGTTAGTTCCGTCCACATACGAGAAACTTTACACTATGGGTACGGCTTCTTTATGGAAGCTACTTATGCTTGCATGGTCGTACAAAAACAAACTAGCTATCCCCGCTAGAATGGAAAAAAAACCATTTGTTGGTGGCTTATCAAGATTATTGAAGGTTGGTTACTCTAAAAACGTATTAAAACTCGATTTTAGCTCCCTTTATCCGTCAATACAGCTAGTGCATAACATATTCCCAAAGTGTGATATAACCCACGCAATGAAGGCTATGTTGAAGTATTTCCGAGATACCCGTATAAAATACAAAGAATTATCGGGATCTTATGCAAAAACAGACGCTAAAAAATCTTTGTCATACGACAGAAAGCAGTTGCCAATCAAAATTTTTATTAACTCATTATTTGGTGGATTGAGTGCCCCTCACGTATTTCCTTGGGGTGATATGGATTGTGGTGAACAGATCACATGTACAGGGAGGCAATATCTTAGGATGATGATAAAATTCTTTATGAAGAAAGGATATGTACCTCTAGTTATGGATACCGATGGTGTGAACTTTTCTAAACCTGATGATGTTGATAGTAGAGTTTATGTAGGTAAAGGTTTGAATTGGAAAGTAAAAAGAGATAAGGTATATACTGGTGATAATGCCGATGTTGCTGAGTTTAACGACTTATTTATGCGCGGTGAAATGGCTTTGGATACAGATGGAACTTGGCCAGCGTGTATCAATCTAGCTAGAAAGAATTACGCTGTTATGGATTACAAAAACAAGATAAAGCTAACTGGGAATACGATAAAATCTAAAAAATTGCCGCTTTATATTGAAAACTTTTTAGATAAAGGTGTTACTTTACTTCTTAAGGGTGAAGGTAAAGAATTTATTGAGTGGTATTACGAATATGTTCAAAAGATTTGGGATAAAAAGATACCTTTAAAAGAGATTGCTCAGAGAGCAAAAGTAAAGTTAAGTATTGAAGATTATTTGAAACGCTCGACAATGACAAACAAGGCTGGAAATACCATGAGTAAGATGGCTCATATGGAATTAGCTATATATAATAATATCTCGGTAAACCTTGGTGATGTGATTTATTATGTAAATAATGGTACAAAACCTTCTCATGGTGATGTTGTTAAAGTTAGTAACAAAAAAAACCCTGAAGAATCTGGCATTAAAATAAATTGTTACATGTTAAATAAAGATGATATTGAAAATAATCCAGACATGTTAGGTGAATATAATGTGCTAAAAGCGATATCAGTCCTAAATACACGTATTGAGCCACTATTAGTTGTATTCAAATCAGATGTTAGAGATACGCTATTGGTTAATGATCCGGCTAATAGGATGTTTTATACCAATTCACAATGTGAACTAATAAATGGCCAGCCTTTTGAACCTAAAGATCAAGATACTCTAGAAGAGGTAATGACACCATCAAATCTAGAATTAGATTTCTGGGCAAGGGTTGATGTAAATTTGGACTATATGTATGAGTTAGCTTCCGATGATTGGAAATCATTCGTATAAAAAAAATGGGCGATTTATTCGCCCATTTTTAATCCATCAGAACTAATAATATACCAATTTCCAGAGCAAAATGCGAACTCTACACAAGAACCTTTATCGAGTAGTATTTCATCAAAATCCTCATCAATTTTACCTACATTAGGTATTATTAATACCTGGCTTAAAGCTTTAATTGAAATCTTATCTGTTGTTGAGCCATCTAATATAATTTTAGTTGGCTCATTATTTTTTACAATAACTATACCCTCACCTCTAGTCCTAAACTGTTGTTCTGAAACAATTGCGATTTCTGAGGTTGTTATTAACTTTCCATGTATTATTCGTTCTGATGGTATATTTCTAATAATTGCCATATTAAATTACATATATTTGTCTTTGCATTGGCCTATATTTTAATGATCTATTTAGATTTTCGGCAATAGATGCCTCTCTTTCCATCATTTTTTCCGGCCTTAATCTTTCTAATTTTTGAGTTAATTCCTCTATTAGTTTACTTCTTTCATCTCTTCCTTCTGTAAGTAATTTATCATAGTCCAATGTCAATTCTGTATCTGGAGTTTTTAATGATCCGCTATATTTACCTCTAACTCTACCTAATGTTTCTTTACATAATCCGATAAAATACCTTCTAACCCACTGTTGAGATGGATTATTAAGATCTTCCCACGACATTTCATCTATAGGTACGTCTGACGGTAATTTAACAATGTCTGGATTTGATTTTAAACAACTGTCTCTATCTTTACCGTCAACATCATAATACCAGTACCATACTTTTCCATTATAGAAGTTAGAGCTACCAAAATCGAATTTACCTCCAGGTGTATTCATTAAATGGACCATCTTTTTACCGTCAGGTAGTGCGGTGATTCTATACGTTAAATCTGAAGCTATAATTCTTCTTTGTATATTTATTTCCTGCATTCTCAATAACATATCAAATGCTGGCATTAGGAAATATGATCCACTATATCCTATTTGTGAATATCCCCCAGGTCCGCCAAGGCCTGGCCCCCCCATAACACCGAATGACCAAGGATCGAAAAGGATATTAGTTAACTCAGCCGGAGTAAACCATAACAATTCATTAATTTCTCTTCCCGCAGGTATTTCGTATAATTGTTGATTCCGTTTTAATTCGATAAAGTCTTTTTTTAATTCCCAATCACCACCGGCTTGTAATCCTACGATCTTAGAATAGGCATAGGTGTATCTAGTCTCATAATCAATGCTTCTGGATATGAAAGCTCTAGATAAAGATTGTTCGTCAAGATTAAGATTTTGTAGTGCTGCCCACTGTGACTCTATTAACCAATCTTGTACGTACTGAGAGTAATCTCCAATGGCTAGTTCCATTAGAGAATCCATCATTTCATCTTCTAATTCAATACTACGTAATGGAAATCCAAGTAAGTGTTTTATTCGAGTATATAAAGTTGTTCTTTGTGGTTCAGAAATTCCAGCCATAATTTGTCTATTATAGACAATAAATATTTAGTATATTATTATTTTTCTGCGTCTATTTCTAATGTCGCTAGGCCTTCTATAGTTTTCATTGACTTTTTGACCAGTTTTAAGTAAAAAAACATCTTCAACAAAATCCCAATCAACTACTTTCCAAAAGTTTTTAATATACATGTCTCTTCTATTTTTATATTTTAAATAGTAAGCATGTTCCCATAAATCTAGCCCAAGTAACGGATACCCTTGTTCTTCAGATGTATCCATAAGGGGATTATCTTGATTTGTTGTGGTGACTATTTTAAGTTTTTTGTCATCATTAATTATTAACCAAACCCAACCAGATCCAAATTTTGATTTTGCCTCAGCATTAAACACTTTCTTTAATTCACCTAATGACCCGAATTCTTTTTCAATTGCTTTTAAAATGATACTACCAGGTTTTTTTTCTGTGGGGCTTAGCATCTTCCAAAATAATGCGTGATTAAATGCACCACCAGCGTTATTCCTGATATTATCATCATATTTTTTTATGTTTTTAACAATATCTTCCAATTTAACATCATCAACATTTTTTTCAGATAGGGCAAGATTAAGTTTTTCAACATATCCTTTGTAATGTTTATTATAATGAACATTCATAGTTTCTGGATCTATGAATTTTTTAAGTGATGTATATGCGTAAGGTAATTTATCTATACCGATTTTTTTCATCTCATTAATAAAAAATTTTTTATGTTCGTAAACTAACAATTCTCTTTTTAATTGTCTTAACTCTAATAATAACTTTTCCATAACCTATAGTATTTATATTATTATTATAAATACAATATGAAAGTTATTTTAACAGAAAATCAACTAAGATATCTATTGGAATTAAGTGCCGATGATGTTTTTACTTTATTGATGTACAATACTGAGATATTAGATTGTCATCGATATAATGATTATGAGTTGTGTTTACTTAGTAATCCTAACATTTTTGAATATCCACAAATAGCATTAACGTATAAGAATCAATCAATATTAAATGTTGCTGATAAAGACGAGGTTTTAAATACTGATAACACATTAATCACAGTATTTAGAAAATATTTTGTAAAAATAATAAAAAAATGGTTGGTAAAATACGATAAACTTTTTGTTGCATCACCTTCATTAAGGAAAACAAAAATTTATGCGAGAGTATTAAATAATTTTTTTGATTTGAACCCAGTTAAAAGTTATAAATTCAATAATGCTGTAGCTTACTATACAGTTATTTATGGATCTAAATAACTTATTTTTATACCTTTGAATTAATTACCTCCATAACTTTTTCTGCCCCCATATCAATATTATCCCCCATTACGGTTTCGAATATGTATTTTTTATTTAGAAGTATATCGTATACTGCACCTTCAATTGTATTTTCAAATATCGGATAGTATACTGACACACTAAAATTTTGTCCGTATCTATGTGCCCTATCTTCAGCCTGTAAGTGATGGGCCGGGACAAAAGATAGATCATTCATTATCACAGCTTCTGCTGCTGTTAATGTAATACCTGCACCTGCTGCAATTAGATTACCAACAAATACTTCAATTTTTTCATTATTTTGGAAATCGTCAACAGCTTTTTGTCTTTTATTTTGGTTACAACTTCCATCAATATAAACGCATTTTTTGTCAAAGTGTGAAACAAAGGATTGTAATACACTTGTAAAGTTGGTAAAAATTATTACTTTTTTGTTTTGGGCCAATATAGCTTCGGCTAGTTCGATAGAGTATTCTACCTTCTCTTGTGCAATAACTTGCCTAACCTTCATCAATTTATTAAATTGTACAGTCAACGATGAAGACTCCTTTGGATTTTTTTTATACCAGTCATAGTATTCGCCCATTAGTTCTTCATAATTTTTTGATGAAAGTCTGAGGTATG